TGCTCCCGCCGTCTCCGGGTGCTCCGCGCACTGGATACGGATATAGGTCAGCCAGTCCTCCATGATCTCCTGCGGCTCCAGCTCTGCTGCTTCTACCTTTAATTTTCCAAGCGCTGCCATGATGGGTGTGCACAGCTCCGGCGCTGCGCCGTCTATGTAGTCCTCTGCATCCTCCCGGTCAATTCCGTTTTCTTCTGCGATGCCATAGATTGCATCGATATCTCCTTCCGCCAGTTGTGCGGCGGCGGCACGGTTCAATTCTTCCGCAGAGTCAAATTCTCCGAATTTTTCAAACAACATTCCGATCCCTCCTTGCGGGGCAGTCTGCCCCGCTGTGTATTCCGTGATATATATTGCATGGTCGTCATCATCAACGGGTTTCTTGAGGTGTTTCAACCATTTTTTTCAGTTTCTCCTGCATCCAGAGCTGGTATGAGTGCCCGCCAGCCCGCATAAAGACCAAATGCGGAGCCATTTTCAGCACAATCTCCTGCCATAAATCCTTGTGCTTTATATCCTGCCCTTTTGCCGTCTTCCAGCCCCGCTCCTGCCACTCCTCCAGCCATCCGTTTTCAATGGTGCTCCGTATCTGGCTGCTGCCCGCATGGGCATTAATCACACAAGGCAGCCGCAGTCGGTCCAACGCCGCAGACAACGCCTGCATAATCAGCACGTTTTCCTTCTCCGCCTCCCAGTCCCCAACCTTCCATAGGGTCACAGGGTCGCCCCGCCGGGTAACAAATTCCAGAAGGTACATCCACCTGCCTCCCTGCTGCCTGGGACCGTGTACTGTTGTCTCTATGTACAGGTTGACCTGCGGGTACCGGTTGACCTGCGGGCTACTTTCCATGGTGTTTCCCTCCTTTCTTCCGCTTCCGGCTGTATCCGGGCAGCATGACCAGCGTATAGCAAAAGGTCTCGTGCCCGTCATAGCCGCTGATGCCCCGGCGCACACTATCCCGGTCTAAGTAATACCCTTTTGGGATTCTAATCTGCCCCAGCTCCCGGCTCTTGATCATCTTCGGTTTCCCGATTGTCGGCTTTTTTAATCCCTGTGACGGATACCAGAGCTTTTTCGTCTCCTTTTCTTCTGTCTCCATCGTCCTTTTTGCATATTTGACAAAATACTCCGCAATCTTCCGGTAATTTCCATCGGTGTAGAGCGGGTCTACATGGATTCCGCCCTGCTGCCAGCACTCCCGCAAAAGCTTTAGGTCTGTTTCCTGCATGACCAGGTGGTGGTGCCACGCTCCCTTCTTGCCGACTTCCATTACGCGAATGTACTTCGGCGGCGGCATCCCCAGCTTTTTTAAGCGGCGTTTTAAACGGTCGTAGAAATTTTTGAAATCCTTCTGCATCCTGTCAGAACCTTCCGGCCGGTTCTCTTTTTTATAATCCAGCGTCACCAGTAGGTCCCCATCTTTAAAATTTTCTGCCATCAGCCATCCCAGCATCTGTGTTGCCCGCCTGAGGTTACCTTCCTTCTGCGCCGGTGTCGTCCCGTTCTTTCTTTTCTCCCTCGGCCCTTTCCTCCCCGTCCGGCGCTGCCCCTGCAACACTGTCACCGTCCGTCCAGCTTTGATCCGTTTCTCCACTACCGCCATATCATCTGTGCCCCTATCGTTAATATCCTTTACCAAGCTTTTAAGCGGATTTTCCCGCTTTTTTCTTGATTTTTTCGTCACAGAGTGATATATTTTGAGTAGGTTATTTTCGTCTCTGGACGATTAGGACATGCGCGCCAACGCATGTCCTTCTTTTTTATGTATTTCTTTTATGTATTTCTGACTGACGCTTCATAAAGCGCTTTCTGCACCAACTCTTCCGGAAAGGCTCCATTTCTCAAGATCTCTCCCTTTCCGCCACGCACTCCGAACAGCTCCTCTTTGATATCCTCTGACAGCTCCATTGTCACAGCAACGCTGCGTGCCACTTCATACCGCGCTTTCGCCTTGCCGTACTGCCGCTGCTTCATCAGGTCCTGGAACTCTTGCGCCATCCCTCGCAGTTTTTCCTCAGCTTCTTTTTCTGTCAACATCTTCCTCTGCCCTGCTTTTTATAATCTCCTCTACCAGTTCCCGAATTTTCTTCTCCACAGGGCTTTCTTCATAATCAGATGACGCATGTCGAATTCCCACCTTTACCGCATGCATAATCTCTTCTTTCGCACTTTCCACATTACTTCCATTTTCCACTAACGCTTCCATTATTGCTTGTACAGCTACAGCAAGGTCAGTCAGCACCATCGACCTTTTCCCTTCCACTTTTACACTTCCCATATGTGATTTAATCATTGCATTCTCTCCATTCCCGCCTTATACTAAAGGCGTAATATTTTTTCTTTGGCGCTGGTACTTTGGTCGGTTCAGCGCCGCTTTCTTTTCCGGCTTCTTAATTCTTCCTCGCGTGCCGCGCACAGCACTGTTGCCACAAAGCAGCCGCCGGCAGCAACTGTCAGTACCGTTGGCGTGATCATCATGCCAAACGTCTCCCACATAATCAGCGCTGCCGTAATCAACACCGATCCGGTCATCAGACACACATCAGACTTGTCCATCTTTACTTTCACCTCCTGTTCTCCAACTCGAATATTGCCCACCTCAGCGCCGAAGCCGCTTCGGTATCCTTTTTCCGCTCTTTTTCTTCCAGCAGCTCATAAAGCTTGTCGATCTTTCTCTGTTCATCCATGAGTTTCTCATCTCCCGAGCATCTGCAATAATTCATCATCTGTAAAATGCAGCACCTTATCCAGCGCCCATATTTCGCCCAGCCGGATTGTTTCGCCCTCTGCCTTTCTTTTTGTGAGGGTATTTATATTGATTATGTTCCGGCGGTCAAGATCTCTTCCCGTCAGCCCGCTGCGGGCCAACCCGATGTTGATAACCCGCCGGACGGCTTCTTTGCGGTCCGCATAAAGACCGATTGCTTTTGTTTTTGGCATGACGTTACCTCCCGCTTTTCTTTCCATTTGTTATTTCGGTTGTATTGATAACCGATACTCCCACTACGTTGCTGTCGCCAAATATAGAAAAGGAGTTTCAAAAGCCGTCTCTTTTATTGGTGAATCTCTTCGCCAACTTCTCGTTGATGTAGTGAGCGAAACAGCCAAAAAAGCTCTGTTTCCTTAATTTCTTTCCGCAATATTGACAGTAATGGTCTGTTTTCAAAACAACTCCCTTGCAATAAGCACAGTGATAAACTTTTTCTTGGTCAGAAATTCTATCATTGTGCTTTTGGGCATTCTTTGAAGCATATCCCATCTTCTCTCCACCTCCTTTGGAATCAATCCGATCTTGCCTTTCCGTAGCAGCAAGGCTTATACTTATGTCGAGCCCCAGAACACTTGGAGGAAAATAATATGCTCAATCAATCAAGCGTCCCTTTCGAGGATATTCTTCTTACGCCGCGTGAAAAATGGATACTATTTTCGCTGAGGTTTTATAAATCCCGTAAAGGAGATGTATTCTCTTTGCAACTATGGAAACTTAAAGAATACGATCTCATTTCACAAAATTATAAAAACACTCGGGATAAAGAAGGATGCCCTATTTCGAATGGAACATACTCTCTTACCGACAGGGCTGTTCGATTCAGAATTTACAGGTATAAACAATTCGTCCATCGTTACTTGACGCCTATTGTCGTAGCATTTCTAACATCCATAGCAACAAATTTGTTAAAAGAGCTGTGGTTGCCGGAATTGCTAAATTTCTTAAAGGGTCTTCCTTGATATCTGGCACTACATATTTTCTTATGAAATGTACCATCAAGATTGTTACCGCCACTCCTGTAACTACTTTCATCTGTTCCCTCCTTTGGAATCAATTTTAGATCACTTTTCGTGATCTATTTCATTAAAAAAAATGAATGGAACGCTCTTTTTATAGTACCTTGCTAATTTCATTTTCACAGGGTCACGCGGAATCCTTTTTCCAGCCTCATACATTGACAAGGCAGATTTACTAATTCCAAGAGCTTCCGAAACCTCTTCCTGCGTTCGTTTCCCTCTTAATCTGATAAGCTTCTCGCCCATTGCCTTTGTGTCAATCTGCAACATCATCATCTCCTTTCAATCACGTTTCGTGATCTGTTTGTAATATACACGATTCGTGATCGTTTGTCAATCACGTTTTGTAAATTATTTATTGATTTTTGTTCACGTTATGTGTATATTATAAATAGATAAGCAAAGTGAGGTACTCAAATGGGAAATTTCAATGATATGCTCAAATATCTGCGTGTGCGTGAAAAAATGTCACAGGCTGAACTTGCTGATAAGTTGGGGGTCTCTAAATCAACCGTCGGTATGTACGAACTTGGGAAAAGAGAGCCTGATTTTGAAACGCTTGAAGCGATCGCTGATTTATTTAATGTAGATATGAACTTTTTACTTGGCAAAGTTGGAAGTGAACTATCTCCAAAAGACGAAAGGGACATCGCTAAAGACCTTAATAGAATCATGACGGAAATCAAAAAAGGTAACAATGGACCACTTTATTACAATGGAATAGAAATGGACGACGCTTCGATAAACCTGCTACAAAACGCTATCGAATATGCATTGCGCGAAACCAAAAAAGAAAACAAAGTGAAATATAATCCGAATAAGAACAAAAAGTAGGTGATACGGTTTGGAAACTATGGATCACAAAATTTTTCGGCTAATCCGGTATTATGAACGTTTAACCGGCAGCCGTGACCCAGTTAAAATTGCACAGGCTGCAGATATTCGAATTGTAATTCTACCTCTCGGTAAAATCGCAGGCAACTACAAACTTATAAATCGAAAGCGTTGGATTTTTATAAATGATAACATCCCTGTCGATAGCCCGTTATTCGAAGTAGTTGCTGCACATGAATTAGGGCACGCCCTCTTACATCGAAAAGAAAACTGTGCGTTTATAAAAAATAAGACACTACTGTTAACATCCGGAATAGAACAGGAAGCAAATAAATTTGCTGCCTATTTACTCATATCTGATGATATGCTTCAGAGCTATTCAGGATATACGCAAAGCCAATTTTGTACTTGCACCGGATATCCGAAAGAACTGATTGAACTAAGAATGAAATAAAAAGGCAAAGGATGTGCGCGAATGTCATTAGAAAATAACTGTCAATCAACATTTTCTTTAGATGCTTTCAGTGATATAGAATATCGAGCACTAAATAGATTAAATAAAAGTAATATTGACGACCAATTTTTTGGAGAACTTTCTGTTCGTATTGATCGAAAAGCATTTTGTGACTTTTGTTTATCAAAGCACTTAATACGTTTCTCATCCCCCGCAGAAGACGAGAAACTAACCACCATAAAAGAATGTAAAAAATTTCTGCAATCTGAATCTTTAAAAACATCTGGCTCTAAAACTGAATTAGTTAATCGAATAAATGAACGTTTTTCTTATTTTTTTGGTGCTAAACATTTTGTTCTTACAGAATACGGACATACCTTTTTGCAAGCTTATTGGGATCGCAGAGCACAGGATAATATATTGTCCTCCGAAGAAGATCTCCAAAAAAAATTAACAAAATACGAAATAACTAAGGTAGAATATAATTCTTTTCGAAATGGTATTACCACTTTTATCCCATCTACCAATGATGTAATATGGGGTATTTTAAATCAACGTACACTGACATATTTTTTTTCAAAAAATTATCCTGCATTGCGCAATAATTATCTATCTATAGCATTATTACTTTTTGAAGAAAAAAATCACGATGCACTGCAATATTTTTTAATAACTATTTGTTTCGATGTAAATGGATACTCATTACCATCTGGTAAACCACATTTAGTTTCTTGGATTGCTGAGATAGTGTATTCGCTTCGTGAAGAATACAGCACTGTTATTGCATCAGTCGCATATTCTCAATGCATAATTGCAAAAATTATATCTGAACATGATTTTATATCTATGATTGAAGAAATAACAATTGCTCCATGTCGTCCAACGTATATTGATTGCTCAAATATTTTAGGACACTATTTTCCTGAATTGGATACAGATTATTCAAGTTCAAAAGAAACTGCTAATGTTCTTCAAACAAATACATCACTAAGTTCCCGAATATTCGAGAAATGCAAGTTTATTCTTTTTTCGTTTCGTGCGAAACTAAAACAACTATTATACAAATAGCGGCTTTGAAAGGAGGATCATTTATGCCTTTACCGAAACAACACACCTACACATCTGAAGACTACTGGAACTTACCAGACAGTCAGCGTGCAGAGCTGATCGATGGACAGCTCTACAACATGGCTCCCCCCAATCGGATGCACCAGGAAATTTTATCCGCCCTGCACTGGAAAATCCGCTCTTACATCGCGGAACACGGCGGCTCTTGCAAGGTCTATCCCGCCCCATTTGCCGTCAATCTGGATGCAGACGATAAAGACTGGGTTGAACCGGATATCTCCGTTATCTGTGACCACAACAAGCTCACAGATCGGGGCTGCACCGGTGCTCCGGACTGGATCGTGGAAATTGTATCGCCGTCCAGCCGCCGGATGGATTACTCCATCAAAAACACGATCTATTCCGGTGCAGGCGTCCGGGAATACTGGATCGTCGATCCTGCAAAGCAACGTACCACCGTGTACCATTACGAAGAAGATGCAGCTCCGATGATCTATCTGTTCGATCAGCCGGTTTCCGCCGGAATTTATACCGATCTGATGATCTGCATCGCTGATCTGCTGAATAATTGAAAGGACTTGAACATTTTGTTAACATCAACAAAATGATAGAAAAAGCCCCGGTGCTACCAACACCGAGGCATTCTCAGAAAACTACGCAGACCGGATGGTCAGTATAATCTTCTCACACAAAAGAAATTATACCACAAACCTCCGGCACCTGCATAGGTGTATTTTTTATACCCAAAAAGGAGGATTAACTATGGCAACAGCAAAAAAACTCCCGTCTGGATCGTGGAGATGTCAAGTCTATGATTATACCGACGCAAATGGGAAGCGACACTATACGTCTTTTACCGCACCAACAAAAAAGGAAGCTGAATATAAGGCAGCTCAATTTATGGTGGAAAAACAATCTTCTTTTAAAGGAGATATGACTTTCAAAGAAGCGCTGACTGCGTATATTGACCAGCGCCGCCCCGTATTATCCCCGGGTTCAATCAGGGAATACGTCCGCTGTATAAAAAATTACGATGATATTAACAATATCCGAATCTCACAGATTACGCAGGATCTGATTCAGCAACATGTCAATTCTTTCAGCAAAGACCATGCCCCTAAAAGCGTCCGGGATAATCACGCTTTGATTACTGCTGTCCTAAGCAAGTACCGCCCTAATTTTGCCCTAAACACAACCTTGCCGCAAAAACGCAGACCAAATCTTTACGTTCCGACGGACGAAGATATTAAAAAGGTCATGAACGCTGCCGCAGGCTCAAAAATGGAAATTCCAATCTTGCTTGCGGCATTCGGGCCGATGCGCCGCGGGGAAATATGTGCCCTCGAATATGATGATATATCCGGAACACGCGTCCATGTACAACGCAGCATGGTAATGGATGAAAACAGACAATATGTAATTAAACAGCCAAAGTCATATGCTGGCGATCGCTTCATCGATTATCCTGAATTTATCATAGATAAAATACCGAAAGCCCCTGGCAGGATAACAGACCTAAATCCAAACATGATCACCCAGCGCTTCAATCATGTTCTGAAACATGCTGGTGTGCCACACTTTCGTTTCCATGACTGCCGTCATTACTGCGCATCCATCATGCACGCGATCGGAGTTCCCGATGCTTACATAATGGAGCGCGGTGGTTGGGGAAGCGACGCAGTCTTAAAAAATGTCTATCGACATACCATAGACGATAAGCGCAGTCAGATGACGAATAAAACAAACAGCTATTTCGAAAGCATGCAACACGAAATGCAACACGATTCAAATATATCCCAGTAAATACAGGTGTTTTACACAACTCCCTGCAAGTTCAAGTCTTGTCACTCCGATTATCAGAAAGAACCTTGAGAGATCGAGGTTCTTTTTTTCATGCCAATAGAATGTTCGCATGGCGTGCATTCTATTATTCATGGCAATAGAATGCTCACATGGGGTGCATTCTATTGTATTTCCCTGAAATCCTCAAAACATTCTGATTCAAAAAGCATCCGCAGAAAACAGCGACCCCGACAACCCGTCGCCCCCGCGTTCTTCGGGG